CACAGTTTACAAGTTCTATGTCAGAGCTAACAACATTATGGACGCTACCAAGCCTGATGTGATTGAGAAGTTTGTGGAGCTAGCACGCCGCAACTATGACAAATTTCTTAGAACAAGAGCTAACCCCGCACCTAACGCTTGGGATTTACTTGATGCTGACGGTAATCTGAACGAGTCCAAGATCAAGCAATTAGCAGACGAAGTGGCAGAAAGGGCGCGTGTTGTCACAGCTAACGAGCATTGGAGCCGTGTTGAGAGTGCTGTGCTTCTACGTAGGTGGGGCTACGATGCTACCTACGCCCGAGAGGACAAAGACCATGCGCACCATAATGTTAGGAACCTATTTGTTATTGATCCATCACAAGTTAAGTTGGCTGATGCCATAGTAAGAGTGGGGGGTAAGATCGTCCCCTTGTCTGAGCGGTTTGATCCAAACAGTAATAAATTCACCAAAGCCTTTGATCCAGCCCAACCCCGAGACGAACGTGGACGTTGGGCATCGGGAGGTGGAGCGATCACACGTCCCATCGTTACTTTTGTTAGTGATAACCCTAAGGGGGAGTGGTTAGTTAGTCAGCGTAGGCGTGCGGCAGAGCTGAAAGCCGAGGGGTCTAGTTATATGGGGGATGTGACAGGCACCGTGCAGGGGGCTTACCCTTTAGTTAGTGTATCTAAGCTACTAAAGTTACGTGGTATGATGGGCGAGCATGATAAGATTACCTCGGATGATGCCCGAGTAATGGCACTAGTGGATAGCATGGAGACTAACGGATACACTCAACCTATATTTATTAACGTAGACTATGAAGGGGAGGCACTTATTAACGAAGGCAATCACAGAATACGAGCAGCCGCCCTAGCTGGGTTTGGTAAGATCCCCATAGAACTATCGTGGTTTGCAGGAGGTGAGGAGGTTGAGGGTGATTGGCACAAGGATAACTTCAAGGATAAAGAGGGTTGGACTAAGGGGACGTATGATGCCGATACGCATACACATAGTTGGACACCTTACACTAAAAAGGAGGATGGTAGGGTTACACCTGACACTCTGTCCAAGCCCATAGTTGATGCTTTCCAATCATTTAGACGCACACCTGATAGGATCTGGGGACACGGGGACACTTCTGCCGTAGCACCATATAAGGATAGGTATGAGAGTGATCCCGAGTTTAGGAAATTAGCGGAGGCTTCCCACATGTTCGCTGAGGGTAGGTATTATAGATTTAGGGACGCCGCATCGTTAGAGGTTACGGGGGAACTACGGTATAGCACTACTGGGAAGCCCCGTCTCGCTGATTTTGATGAGCTTATGCACAACTATAGAGATAGCCCGTTTACTGGGGGTAGCCCTATAACAGATGAGTTTAGCTACATGCAGGGGGCTAAGGCCATCATGGATGCTGTAGCCGACTCACCCCCTAACCCACATAAAATGTATCGAGCGTTAGCCACACCACACCCTAACAAGATGGTTAGGATTAGGGAGTTAGCCAGTTTGAAGGCTGGCGAGCTGTTTGACCTTCCCGCACCTACTAGTTTTACGTTAGATAAGGATACGGCTTCGGGGTGGATCACTGGCCAGACTAGCGGCTCAGTAGGGGGCGTGGAGTCTGCCGTGATGTTAGAGTTAGTTGAGGGTGCGCAGTCGTTGCCTATAGCGGGTATATCCCCCTTCCATCAGTTTGAGGAGTTGGTGCAAGGTGAGTTTGAGGTAGTTAGTAAAACCACAACCTATGTAGAATCACCGTGGTCGTCTAGTGACACTGAATTAACTACATTAAAGATCAAACAAGTTGGGGTATATAAGAAGACTGGTAGGAATTATACCATAGTTGATAACATGAGTAAGTCAGCCTCATGGGTTATTCCTAACAAGGATGTGACGGTGAGTGAGATAATAGGCGAGTTTGCCTTCCTAAAAATTGAGTCGGAGGCTACACATAAGGGTAAGAGGGTACAGAGACGACCAGCAGGCTCACAATCTGGGGATTATTTGATTATTGCTAACCTAATCAAGATGGGATTATCACGGGCTGAGGCACGGAGGATGGTAGAGGCTAGCAGGTTAGATAGGTAAATACGTCCCAGTAATTGCCAGACCTTGCAAAACCCACGAAACTAGGGCAGTCTACTGGCACCATGAAATTTCTACGGATTAAGAAACCCCATACGCCAACTAAACCAAATAAGGCTACCCCGTTGACCGCAGGGCAGAAGTCAGCATTACTTAAAGCTCTTACGGCCTTGGAGTGTGCTGTGAAGGTTGGCGATATTGCTTCCTCGTTAGGGGATAATGTTATTGTGTCTTGGCCTGATGGTAAATCTACCCGATTTGGGCTAGTCCCTAATGGGTTTAAGTCTACTGACGCTACCGAGATTAAGTTGTTGGTCTCGACATGCGGTGAGACTACCTCTGGGGATTACCCCACTCTGGGGTATCGCACCACGGGTGAAACTATCACCCTCGCTAGTGGAGCATTACAAGTAGTCACCCCCGAGGAGCTGGTAACTAACTAACTAATATAATTTTGCAAGATCGTGCAAACTTACACATACTTTTATGAAAACACTAAGAATTACAAAACCAAAATCCGCCCAAACCAAGCATTTGCTTATGGTAGGAAAAACCGTAACCGTAGCCTCAGACGAAGGTAAATGGTTGGGGGTAGTTAAAGCCCTAACGCTCGACGCACTGCTAATCGTATCCCCTGCAATCATGCGGGATGGACACATTCTAGTGGATTGGTCGTCTACCACCGATGTGCATCCAGCTTTTGCTGAGCCATTCAGTGGGGTGGCTGTAGAGTCCCGTAAACTAAAAGCGTGGGACGAGCAATCTAAGATTCGCAGGACTAAACAGATAGCCATACCTGATAAGGACGGTATGATTGTGGACTATCGGGACGTTAGTATTAACGGTTATCTTTCCACATTCGAGAATATGACCAAAGCTGATAGGGACGGGGATTACGTTCGCCCTAATGCCTTTGACAAGTCAATTAAGCGATTTAGTGCCAACCCTGTTATGCTCATGGATCACGTTAATGATATTGAGCACTTGGCTGGTTCCTTTACAGGGGTGGAAAAGGATGGCAACGGGCTAGTGGTCGTAGGTAAGATTAGCAACGCTCCTGAGTTGCGTAAGGTTAGATTCCTTGTAGGCGAAAAGCACCTCAAGACTTTAAGTATGGGTGGGCTGTTCCTCTACGGGGGCAACGGTAAATCTATTGATGAGGTTGACTTGTGGGAGGGTTCCCTCGTGCCAGTGCCGTCAAACCCCGATGCTAGATTCTCCGTTAGGTCAATTGATCCTGTAGTATCACGTAAGTGCCTTAGTCGTCACCTGCGCCAACATAAAGAATTGAGGGGAGTCTGATTGTGTCCCAAAAGTAGAAAACTTTAACCACGAGTGTTGCGTTAGTTCGCTTCTCGTGGTTTTATTTGTTCCTAGCAAGGCTCTGAACCCGAAAACGGTAGTAGGCGCACGGCTGACCTAACGAAACGTAACCAACTACTACCAACCATATTATTATTATGAAAAAGACCGCGCTATTGCGCCTCCAACTACTTCTGGGTAAGAAGGCTCTAACTGAGCCAGAAACCACAGAACTCGCAACCCTCTCTGCCGAGGCTAAATCGGCTAAGGTTAAGCTCGATACTAAATCTATCCAAACTGCCCTTGATGGTGCTGAGGATGACACCGAGGGTGAAATGACCGAAGATGAAGTCAAGCAGACTGTCACCAAGGCCGTTACCGAAGCCCTCGCTAGCCATAAATCCGCATCTACTGAAGATCTGGAAGAGCATGTTACCAAGGCACTCGCCAAGGCTAACGTAACCGAAGATAAGATTCGTTCTATCATGGGTGATGTTCTCAAAGAGAATCAGAAGTCTGTCTCCAAGATGGAATTCCCTACTAACTCAGGTGGTATTGTGGATTTCCCTATTGAAGCCCGTGGCGGTAACTTGAGCATTGCCCAAAAGCAGTTGCTTAACGTATGTTTGATGAAGGTCTCAGAGGATGCTCTCCTTGAGACAGGAACCAAACGCCCGTCCTCCATTAACGATGGCATCAGTGATACTCTCCAACGCCGCACCAAGGCCGCGAGTGATACAGTTCTCGCCAACCTCAAGCGTCACGGGGTCAAAGCCCTAACGACCACAAACAATAACGGTGGTTCGGGGGCTGAGCTGGTTTACACTGACTTGTCCACGGACTTACAACAACGCTTGTATCTTAAATCTGAGCTTGCTCAGGTTATGCAAACCCGCGAAGTAGCCATGCCTACCGACCCGTTCAAGCTGCCTATCAAGACGGTTAGAACTGCCTTTGCTCCTGGGTCTGAGTCCCCAACACCTGCCTCGCTTGCGGCCTACTTCCAGAAAGGTAGCCCAACACTTGGTAACATTACGTTAGATGCCAAGAAGATGATCGGTATCGCTTCCTACTCCTACGAGAGCACGGAAGATTCTGTTATCGCCATTCTTGGTATGCTTCAGGCAGACCTTGGTGACGGTGCAGCCGCGTCTTACGAGCGTTCTGTCCTCAGTGGTGACACTGGCGGCACTCACATGGACACAGGCCCAGCGTATGGTGCTACTGATGTAGAATCCCTCTATGATGGTATCCGTAAGGCGGGTATCGCTGGTGGTGTTACTAACATCGGTGCCGCTATCGGACGTGCTAACTTCATGGCTCTCCGTGGGTCTATGGGTAAGTATGGCACCAACCCTAACGATCTTGTTATCATCGTATCCCCAGCTGGATACATTGCATTGCAGACGGTAGAGGAGCAATTCCGCGCAGATGCTCGTGGTGGTGCAGCCGCTAACATTGGGACTGGTATTATTTCCAGCTTCAACGGTATTCGGGTAATCGTTTCCGAGCATGTCCCAGCAGGTGTCACCGTAGGTGGTATCGACACAGGCAACGATGTCTCAGGAACAAACGACATGGACTCCATGATCATCACTAACTTGACACAATGGCTCGTCGGCACACGCCGTGGGTTCAGCGTTGAGGTTACTAGTGACCCCCTTGTCCAGACTAACTACGTAGTTGCTTCGTTCCGCAGAGCAGTAGCTCAGAAGGAAGCTGCCTCGGCTGCTATCCCTCACACTGTTATGGGAACCAATTTCTAATCCTAACGGACTAGTAATTTACTCAACCAGCCTCATCCTTAATTGGGTGGGGCTGTTTTATTTGTGTCCAAAGTATTCAAAGCACTTGCATATTCGTTTGCCTCTTAGTAGAGTTCAGACATGGCTAAGTTTAAGTATGTAGGCAAAGAGCAGATGGTAGGGCGGTTCGGTCGCCTCAAACATGGCACTATTGTAGATTTGTGGCAATCCGAAGTGGACTTCGTAAAAGAGCGCAACTCAGCTGAGTGGCAGGATATTAGCGAGGCAGACACTTCTGGGGTTGGGGATATTGTCCCCGTTAAGACCATTGGGTTCAACCTAACTAATATCGACTGGTTACGAGAGTTACGCCCGTCACTCAAACGTATGGCTAGGCATGAGCTAATAGAGTGCACCCGATCTATGCGGCTTATAGGCTGTCAGGTTCCTTCGGAGGTCAAAGTGCGGGAGTTCAGCCGTGAGGCGTTATTTGAGACTCTATACGGTGAGGCCAAGCGTCTCAAGTGGGATCAAGCGGGTATCCACGCAGTAGATCGTAGCCCCGCACCCCCTAACATCATTACTGAACCTAAGAAAGCCCCTAAGAAAGCCCCTAAGAAAGCCCCTAAGAAAGCCCCTAAGAAAGTGCTTCGTAGAGGCTAATACTAACATAGAAAGGAATTACAGGATATAATGAATGAACAAACACTAGAACGCTACCTAGCCTCCTCCAATCTAACTGAGGAGCAGAAGAAATCCTTACGTGCCGAGTATAAGTCGGTTAGTGATAAAGACGAAGTTTACACTAAGGCCGTGAGGCTCAATAGGCGTAAGGCTATGACCAAGAAGCCCGTAATCACTACCAAGTAACACAATGCCGCTAATTAACCCATACTGCACCCTGACCGAGGTTCAACGGGATACGGGTAACTCGGATGCCGATCTTGTCGATCAGTTTGAGGATTCTATCAATTTAGCCTCTAGGTGGATTGATGAATACACTCATACTGATTTCCTAACCAAAGATTACTCAGTAACTCCCTACGTTGTATCACTTAAGGACATAATTAAGGATAAGGTATTTGTGCCATGGCCTATCATCACCCTCACTAAGATTACTGCCGCAGGGGTAACTATCCTAGCCGATGAATATATATTCAATGTGAACGAGCGGGACATCAGACGCCGAAGTGGTGAGGCTTGGGTAAGTAAGACCAATTACCCTACAAGCACAGGGTATGCCGAGCCTATAGAACTCACTGGCACCTTCGGTTGGGCAGAGCCTCCTGCTGCCGTTAGGATAGCCTGTATCCAGATCGCCTCCGTGCTTACCCACGAGAAGCGTAGAGAGCGGGTAGGTATGGATGGTGGGCGCACAAGCGTGCTTGATGAGAACATCCCCAAGGAGGCTAAGGAGTATCTCAAACGATTTAAACGATTAGTATGTTAGTATGGGTCAAATACACTTAAATCTCCAAGTAAGAGAGTCCCAACTAACTATCCTCCTCGCAAAATGGGATAATATAGTGAGTAGTGGGGATATGGTGTGTGATAGAGTGGCCATGCAAAGCTATGGACGACTCAGGCAGTCTACCCCTATCGGTTATACTGGACGAGTCCAAGGAGATTGGGAGCATATCAGGTTAGCTCCGATGAAGCATATCAATTCTAACCCCAACAAGGTTATGCGCTGGCTTGAGCATGGCACCGCTGCTCATGGGCCTAAGACGGCTAAAGCATTATTTGTCCCACTGAATCAACGAGCAACGACCGCTGGCCCTCGTGGGGTTATGTCTGCCAATGCGCAGGCACGAGATCGGGGCACAACAGTTAGGTATAGAGACCCCGCATCTGGGAGGTATGCTGTAAGACCCCCAGTAGTTTTACCCTTCACCTTTGGTGTAGATTTTATATGGGCACGTAGAGTGAGGGGGATTAGGGCACGACACATTGCCCGAGACGAACAAATAACCGTAGCGGCAGAACTACGTTCCCAGTTAGTTACTATGCTATCAGACACATTAAGATTATGAGCACTCCCCGCACCCACACCCAAGCCGTTCATCCCGTAGCCGTGCTATCTAGTAGGCTGAACCGAGCACTAACTACAGGACAACTTATAGGGATGAAATTCTACCAGAGCTTCAAGATACGCCCAGAGAAGTCGGACGACCTGCCTCGTGTGTATATCACTGACTACCAAGATAAGGAAGACCACGGAGGAGGCGCACCCAGCAATAGTTTTAGTGGTAGGGAGTCCGTGCTACGTAACAACATTACAGTAGGCATACAGCTTGTGGTTGACTCTAGGAACGGGTGGCTAACAGAGGCTACTGAGGAGAGGGTAAAAAAGATGGGTATATTAAACATCCGAGCTATAATTCTGGACGAGCTGGAAACTAACGATGCTGGGGAGGCGGATTGTTCGCTTGACGGACTACTAGATAAGCCTATCATGTTCTCTACCCGTGAGAGTGGTGTGTTCGATTTAGGTCTTGTCATGGATATTACTGTGACCCTTAGCCCTATCCGATTCAATCGTAAGGAGCGGTCTTGCTTGATTGAGGACTACACTGCTGATTGAGTCCCAACCACTTCCCATTATTGACGCCGCCCCATACTACTGACACTATACCCCCACAAACCAACACCATCATGGCTAATTTAATTAAGAAATCAGGATTCTCAGGAGTGGTCTTCGGCATCGCCGACGAGGAAGGCTCTACGTTAGTGACTAGTAAAGTTACGGCTTCCTCTAAGATCAAGAAGAAAGACCTACGAGGCATACAAGGTGGCTACAAAGCTATCGCCTCTTTCGGAGAGACACTTGAATACAGTATTGATGGTGTGCTAATTACTAGCGGAGTTACCACAGGTTTTGTGTTAGCTGCCCTAGGAGCAACTCCCGCCTCGGTTACTCCCGCTAACAACCCATTCGCAGAGTCAGCTACTCTTTACGTAGAGAGCATGACAATCACTGAGAAGAATGACGACTTTGAGCGGATCAGCGTCAAGTTGGTTGGTAGCACAAACCTAACACAAACCTAGGATAAACTATACCCTTAATCACTAATCACTAATCACTAACATATTATGTCTACAGTAACACCAGCAAACGCCGCAGCATTTGGCGTAAATGGAACTAATACTTTCCAGAGTAAAAGCATATCTGTAAAGTCGGATAAGAAGGAAGCCTTCGACAGCCAAGGGGAAACCGTTGGTTGGGCTTTCTACGGAGCTATGGCCGAGCACAGTATCGAGCTGCTAGGCACGGACGCCACCACCTACGCATTAGGGGCAGCCACATCCTCACCTACAGGAATTGACGCAGCGGTAGGAGGCTCAGTCTTTTGCGTGGATGAACTCACAGTTAACCTAACTAACGATGACTTCGCTAAGTCAAGTATCAAGGTGTCAGAGTATCTGATTGAGGACTAATAACACGGAGATCACATAAGTGGGTGCCAAGGTTGCATCTATTGCTTTTACAACTAGGAATTAGATAGGAATTAGATAGGAATTAGATAGGAATTAGATAGGAATTTATTATGAAACAAGGAGATACAATAGTAGCAGTAAACTTAGTAGACTTAGCGATTACGCTATACACGTTAGGGGTTAGTTTTTACGACCCAGACCATCCCTACATTTATCAGATGTATGGGGGTAGGAAGTCCATCAAGTTCCACTTCGGTGAAGAGTCCAGCATTGAGGGTGTCCCTGTGACCACTGACCTGATGAAGGGTTGGCGTGGGGCAGAGGACGAAGCACTGGGGTTCGACCCCGTATCCATCTGCAAGCGGGTTATTTGGACTCGCCGCAACTTATTACGGGAGCTTAACCACGATGCGTGCCCACACGAATTGCAAGGTCTTGCAAAAGACTGCACTACCCTCCTTGAGGTGAAACAGGCTACTATTGCATATGCGTTAGGGTTTACTATGCCTGATGAGGGTAATCACATCATAGAGCAAGACCACACGAGGGTATTCCAAGTCGGGACAATCCCGCCCCGCTGGTAGCCCTGAACAATCACAATTTTGAATTAAAAGATGGCTCCGTCGTCGTTGCAGCCATTACCAGTTGCACCAATACGAGCAATCCCTCGGTAATGGTGGCGGCGGGTTTGTTGGCTGGGCTGGTGTGTTAGCAT